GACTTCACCATTTCAAGACCCATTACCTTGAGTTGTGGTTCATTATACTGTACACCTTCGTTATTATACACATTGAGGATATATCGTTTCTTGGCAGTCCAAATGCCTTTGTCAGAGAGACCTTCTCTCTTCATTTCCATTTTCTGAGAGAACGCACAGACATACTCTGCAAGCTCCTGATAACTCTTGTCAATAAAAGGTTGAAGCTTATCCTCACAGATACGATCCATGATGGAGATAACTTTTGCAGTTTCAGTTTTTGTCTTAACAATGCTATCAACCAATGGACCAAGGTTGAGATAAATCGAATCTGTATCTGACGCAATAACATAATCTTTCTCACTCTTTAAAAGTTTGTTCATGTAACCATTAAGTTTGGCTTCAATCCAACGAATACTTAATTGCCCAGCAGTAGTAACACCGAGTGCCATGCGTAAATCGTAAAAGCGAAAGTACTGAGAACCCAAAGCGCCGTAAGCTGAGTTGAGGGAAACTTTCTTGGCCAACTGGATGTTATTGTACTTAGCAATTCGTTTTTCGATTTCATAAAGTTTGTTTGAATCTTTTTCATTTTCATATTCCTGTTTTGCTTTTAACATTAAGTTTTTAAACTTCTTACGGTCAGTATACATTTCTTCCATCATCTTAGGTAAGAAACCTTGGAAGTCTGTACGAAAGAATTGACCGTTAGGAGTGATTGTTGCATTTTCAAGTTTAGATAAATCAACTTTCTTGGCCAACAACTTATTCACATCAACACCACCAGAAAGAATCTCACGCATCTCATCTGTATAGTTTTCTGGTTCAATCAATGTTTCAGGACTGATATTGTATTGCATCATCAAATGCGGATACAAAGAGTTCAAGTCAAACGAAGCAACCCAATCATGAGCACCAACTTGAACCTCTTTAACATAGGCACCTTCAAATGCCGAATCTTTACTCTTGGTGATTCGTGGTGGAACAATAATACCTTTCTCAAAGAGATAAGCATAAGTCAATGAATCCCACATACGAGTTTGTGCAAAGACGTCCTCAAAGTTTGTCTTGGTGTCATATGCAAGAGTTACTCCTAATTCAAGTAACTTTAATTTTTCCTCAAGTTTAATAATGAGTTCAACGTCTTTAATGTTATACTCAATAAATTTTTGATAGTTCAAACGATAGAGTGAGTGTAGGTTATCATACTCATCATAGGAGATTTTGCCTTCACCCAATTCAACTTGAGCAATGGCATCGAGGCGATAGGACTCTTGTGACTTTCCACCAGGAGCATACCATTTGTACAGTTCAATATAATCGAGAGATTCGACACCAAGTAAACCATAGGCAGTCAATTGCCGGCCATTGATTGTAGTATTCCGCTCAGAGATATAACCCCACGGAGATAGTTTCTTGGTCTCTGGTTCGCCAAGAATTTTACGGAATCGATTGATGAGATATGGTATATCAAAGAACTTTGTATTCCAACCAGTAATGATATCGGGGTATTTGTCTTTCCAAAACTCCATAAATTGCTTACAGAGATTATATTCATCTTTACAACGAATGTATACTTCATTACCTTGTACTTCATATTCGCCACAACCGAAAACAAAAGGTGATTGATTTAGAAATTTAATACAAATGGCGGTGATAGGTTCATTTGCTTGATACGGGTCAGGAAATCCATTCTCAGAACCAACCTCAATATCGATTACGGCAATTTGAACTTTAGTAAAATCATAATCGACCATACCGCTGTGTTGGTCGGCAATAAAGGCATATTCAAAACGAGTTTGGCCATAGATTGTTGGTGTACCAGGCACACCTTCAAATTGTTTAACATAATCTCTTGCTGCACGAATATCACCAAAGATTTTTTGGTCAAGATAATCACCGTTTAACGAGGTAAACTTGGTGATTTTTTTAGATGGAATATAAAGCGATGGAGAGTATTCAATTCTCTCTCTTATCGCCTTACCATTTTGAATGCCTCGATAAAGAATATTATTGCCGAAGCTTTGTACATTAGTATAGAAGTTGCTCAAGTTAGCCTGTAATGATTTGTTGTTTTGCTACTACAATACCAGAACCAAAGACGCTGTTATAATTATTAACAAAATCTTCTGCTGGAACATAAGAGTATACTACATTCTTCTTAGCGATGGCAAGCGTAGAACCTTTCTTTTGTTCGGCATGTAGTGGGAAAGGTGCAAAACCAACGTTGGGTTGACCGGTCTTGGGGTCACGCACAATGGCAATACCAACAGGGTTTTCAAGTACAAATTCGGTTTCTGATTCTGATTCAATTTCACCAAGAATTTCTTCTCCGGTAACGAGTTTCATAGCTAATATTTTCATTTGGTCATCTCCAGGTTATAAATAAGTATGTAGTTGATGTGATTATACGTTATTCTCTCCTTCCTGTCAATCTGACATTTGGTATTTTTTATTATTTCCAATAACATAATTAAAGAAATTAAATGTCCGATACTATCGTTGCCGGCGCTCAAGGTGCCGCTAATACCCTCAAAGCTGCTCAAGGTGCAGGCAAACAACTAGGTTCTGTGGTTGCCGACCAACAGGCAGATATGGAAAAAGCGGTTCAACAACAACATATCAACAGAATGAAGGCCAAAGCCGAACAAGAATACTTAGCCACATTGGCCGAGTTTAGAGCCTACGAAAAATATCAAAAAGAAAAAGCTCACCAACAAAAAATTGACCAGTTAAAACTGGAAGCCATTAAAAAATATGGTAAAACTGCTTGGGCAGAGGTTGAAGCCACAAAAGCAAAAATGGAAAAAGAAAGAGCTGAAGAATTAAAATATATGGATAAGGATAGGCAGAAACAAATTCAGGTTTTTTGGTGGTGTATGACGGCTGCGGCTTTAGTAACGTATTTTTTTAAGTTGTATAAATTATAAATGAATATGCAACCAATAGTTTTTGGACTGGTTCTTATATTTTGTCTATCTTTAATGGTGATTGAATCAGGAGTGTTTAAATAATAAATTGAAATGGAGGTATTATGAATAAATTACCGCAATTAATATTTGCGATTGTATTGATTAGTTCTTTATTGCTTGTGGCATTGGAATGTCTATCTAAGACGTAATTCTTGTTCGTATTCAATACGGTGAAATTCATCATCTTCGTTTTTTGAATCTTGTTCAAGAACTGGATCTTTTTGTGGTTCGATTGGTGTATCTTCACCATTCTCTTTAGGTTGAGTCATCGACCTCTGCCCGCCTTACGCATTACATTCATTTTAGGTGCAAAGTTTGGCTTTGCTTGAGGTTTTGTACCTGCGGGTTTGAGATTGCGAACTTTTTTTAATTGTTCTTCACGAAACTTTTTATCATCTGACATATTATCTCCTTATGTTGGTTGCGGAGGTGGGATTCGAACCGCACGCCCTCTGGATTATGAGTCCAGCGCTCTACCAGACTGAGCTACTCCGCTATAATCTTATATAGTCACCGCTTCATAATCTTCTTTACTTACACCACATTCTGGACATTCAAAATCATCTGGTAAATTTTCAAATTTACCTTCTACTTCATCATCGTGGACATGGCCACATACTATACAACGATGCTCTATCATAGTGCCTCCAATACATCTTTATAAGCATTTGCATGACGCTCTTCTACTTTTGCTAATGCTGCAAATCGTTTCTCTGCTTTCAGAAGAACTTTCTTAAATTCTTCAGCGTGGACTTTAGATTCTTCAATCTGGTCAGTAAACTCTTTACTTACAATCGATAAACCTTCACCAAAGGCCTGATTCTTAAACTGTGGATACATTGTGGTAAACTCATATGTTTCACCTTCAATGGCTTTCTCTAAACACTCTTTGGTAGATGGTTTACCAATCAATAGTTCAAGATGTCCCCATGCGTGGAGAATCTCTTGGTCTGCCGTGTGTTCAAAGTGTTTTGCAACATCTTCAAATCCTTCTTCACGAGCAATCTTGGCAAAGTATCGATACTTGATATGTGCCATAGATTCACCAGCCAAAGCGCTTTCTAAATTTTGTAATGTGTTACTCATACAACCTCCAAATGATTAATCATGATATTATATATTAGTAATAACACTAAGATTGTGTTTTTAAACGTTTTGCAATAGCTCTTTTAATCTTAGCAACATTTTTCTTACGAGCACCGTCTAACATCTTTGTTAATTGAGAAATGTTTAATGGACCTAATCTTGGTTTACCATTTTTCGTTAACATCGGATTTTTCTTTTTTGATTTTAAAACTGCCATGGTATAGTCCTTAAAAAAGTGGAGCGGGATGACAGAATCGAACTGACGACCGAAGATTGGAAATCTGCTGTTTTACCATTAAACTAATCCCGCAAATCTGGAGCGGTGGTCTGCTTTGCACAGATAACATAAGAGGGTATCTCACATCGTACTATTACACACCGCATATTCAACACTATACACTACTTATAATACTTTGTCAACACTTTTTTCTGGTATATTTTTCCAACCGATAGGTTGTATTTCAATGTCCGAGTCCGGATTAGAAACGCCTTCAAATATTTCCCAAAGTTTTTCTTTGATAGCAAACTTGGTAAATAATCCAGCTTCATAACCATGTGCTTCTATTTCCCAAGGTTGAACCCAATAATCAATAGTATCGGAGTCAACT